AGCGTTTGCTGAGTTACCAAACAAAAATAACATTGTTACTGCTATTATCGTCCAGTCACGAACCAAATCGCTAAACTGTTGCTTTATATTCTCCATTGGCATTTCCTCCTATAGAGATAACGAACTACAATCATAACATTAATATATAGACAATGTCAACCTAGTTAACTAAAACAGTTAAACATATTTATGGGGACTAGACCGCTAAATAAAAGTTTGATACACTAGGACTTCATCTAAAAATTATACCGCAAGGCGGAGAAAAGGTCGTATATTAATGTCACAAACTATTGAAAACCCTTATGAGAACTTTATTGCTTTATCCAGATATGCAAAATGGGTAGAGGCAGAAGGCCGTAGAGAAACATGGGGAGAAACAGTAGATAGATATTTTTCTTTCATGACCAACCATTTAAAAGAAAACCATAATTATATTCCAAATGAGAAGCTTGTTGCGGAATTAAAAGAGTTTGTATTTGAACGAAATGTAATGCCATCTATGAGATCAGTAATGACTTCTGGAGCCGCATTAGAAAGAGACAACGTTGCTGGATATAACTGTGCATTCTTACCAGTTGATTCTCCAAGATCATTTGACGAAACAATGTATGTTCTTATGTGTGGTACAGGTGTAGGGTTCTCTGTTGAGTATAAATATATTAATAAACTTCCTGCCGTCCCAGAATCTTTGGAAAAGTCAACTACAGTAATTACAGTAGAAGATTCAAAACAAGGTTGGGCAAAGGCATACCGTGAACTACTAGCATTACTTTGGTCTGGACAAATTCCAGCTATTGATGTTTCTAAGGTAAGGCCCGCAGGCGCAAGACTTAAGACAATGGGCGGAAGATCATCAGGCCCACAACCACTTGTTAACCTTTTTGATTTTACAATTGCAAAGTTTAAAAATGCTACAGGAAGAAACCTTAAGCCAATTGAATGCCATGACATTATGTGCAAGATTGGAGAGGTAGTTGTCGTAGGCGGCGTTCGTCGTTCAGCAATGATATCACTTTCAAATATTAACGACATTGAAATGGCTCAAGCTAAGTCAGGTAACTGGTGGGAAGCAAGTCCACAACGTGCTTTATCTAATAACTCTGTTGCGTATTCACGCAAGCCAGAAATGGAGCAGTTTATTGCAGAATGGAAATCTTTATATGATTCAAAATCGGGAGAACGAGGTATATACAATGTGGCCGCAGCTCAAGCCCAAGCAGCCAAGTACGGAAAAAGAGATCCAGATATACACTACGGAACTAACCCGTGCTCAGAGATTATTTTACGTCCTTACCAGTTTTGTAACCTTTCAGAAGTCGTACTACGTGAAAATGACACAAAGAAAGATATTCAACGCAAGGTCGAGCTTGCAACAATTCTTGGAACATGGCAGTCAACACTTACAGACTTTAAGTACCTACGTAAAATCTGGAAAGATAACACAGAAGAAGAGCGTTTATTAGGAGTTTCTTTAACAGGACAATTTGGGCATAAGTTTATGTCAGGAAAAGAAGATCTTGTTTCTTTAGAAGCATTCTTAATGACTTTAAGAGAATTAGCAAGAGCACAAAATAAAAACGAGGCTGAAAAAATTGGTATTCCAGAATCAGCAGCTATTACATGCGTGAAGCCATCAGGAACAGTATCTCAATTGGTTGGCGTATCTTCAGGAATGCATGCTTGGCATTCTCCATATTACATTCGCACAGTAAGAGGCTCAAAAGGAGATCCAATTTCTACATTTCTAAAGGAAGTTGGTATTCCAGTAGAAGATGATGTAATGAAGCCAAACGATACATACGTGTTTTCATTTCCAATAAAAGCACCAGAAGGTGCAATAGTTAGAAATGACTTAACAGCAATTGACCACCTAAACATTTGGCTGGTTTACCAACGTGCATGGTGTGAACATAAGCCCTCCATTACCGTATCCGTTAAAGAGGACGAGTGGATGGAAGTTGGAGCATGGGTTTATAAAAACTTTGATGAAGTCTCTGGTATTTCATTCCTGCCTCATTCAGAGCATACATATAAGCAGGCTCCATATCAAGAAATTTCAAAAGAAGAATATGATGCCTTAGTAGCAAAGATGCCCAAGGATATTCGTTGGGAAGATCTATCATTTTATGAGACAGAAGATGGCACATCTACAAATGCCACGCTTGCTTGCAGTTCAGACGGAAACTGTGAACTTGTGGATATCTCGGCATAGTGGTAGAATTATAGTATTGGTGTAAAAGCCAAAATTCCTGGGCACACCGCCCACGAGGAGATGATAAAATGGCTAAATTTGCAAAAGCAGATTTAAACAAAGATGGAAAGGTAACTATGCAAGAACAGATTCTAGCAGCGTTAGCAAGCTACGGAAGAGCATTTCTTTCAGCAGCGCTAGCCTTATACATGACAGGAAATACAAATCCTAGAGATTTATTACTTGGCGGAGTGGCAGCAGTTGCGCCAGTGCTATTGAAGGCACTTAACCCAAATGACAAGAATTTTGGGTTCATTAACAAAGCTTAACAAATAGTCAATTAAGAATACTCCTGTGCTAAAATTAGTACAGGAGTATTCCTATTTAGGAGACTATGGCAAATGGCAGGACAAAAGAACTTTGAAGTAGATCAAAATGCTACATTTAACTTTGTACTAGAATACAAAGATGATAATGGAAATGCAATTGATCTAACAGGCGCATCTGCAAAGATGCAAGTTCGTGATACAAAAGGTGGGGCAAAATTAGCTGTTACCTTAACATCACCTTCTGGTGGAATAGTAATTGACCAATTAAACGGAAAGTTAACTATCAAAATGACACCTACACAAACAAATAAACTCTTTTATCCTAAATCATCTTATGATTTAATGGTTGTCGATTCTAATGGGAACAAAATAAAACTCCTTGAGGGCTTTATGACGCTCAATAGATCGGTAACCATATAATGACAGAATCAATAGTCGTAACCGAAGTAATCAATGATGTAATAATCTCATCCCCAGGACCTCAAGGCCCTAGGGGTAAAACCATTTTAAGTGGTACGGGCACACCATCAAATAACCTAGGGCTAGAAGGAGACTTCTACTACGATTCAATTTTATCTAAATTCTATGGACCAAAACTATCAGACCTAACTTGGCAAAATGCCAAGGTCATAACTCTTACAGCAAACACTCTATCGTATTCATGGGAACTGGCACAGTTAACTGGCCCAGTTGCTGGGATATATTCTTTAGCAATAGAGCATAATTTAAATTACCATCCAAACGTAACAATTAAATCAAGCGCAGGGGATATACTTGAAACAGGTATAGACTATAACAATATAAACAAAATTACACTGACTATGGCGCAGCCGTTTTCAGGGACAGCATATCTGTCATAAGGGGGAAAGACAATGTCAAAAAAGTTTTTAGTTAGTATTGACCTCAATAAGAATGAGTTACTCAATGCTAGAATTCAAAATTTAGGATCAGCACCAAGCAACCCAGTATCAGGTCAGGTTTACTACAATACTGGCGATAACATCATGTACTTCTGGAATGGCATAGAGTGGATCTCCACTTCTGGCTCATTAGAAGTTATTCAAGATGCAATCGGAGCATATGTAGAGGGTGGAGTAGGTCTAACAAGATCATACAACGACACCACTGGCGTAACAACAATAGATTTAGACAACACAGCAGTTACAGCAGGAACATATGGTTCAATTACCAAGGTTCCAACATTTACCGTTGATCAGCAAGGACGTTTGACTGGAGCTAGCGAGGCGAACCTTGTTATCCCACTGGATACACAAACAACAGGTGACTATGTAGCAACAATTATTGGAACAGCTAACGAAGTAACTGTATCTCCAAATAGTGGTCATAATGCTGCAGTAACAGTTGGCTTGCCAGACAATGTAACAATTACCAACAACTTAACCGTTGGCGGAAACCTAAACGTAACTGGAACAATTAACTCAGTAAATACCACACAGGTAAATATAGTTGATAATAAGATTAACCTTAATACCGACTTTACTGGAGCACCAGCAGCAGATGCTGGAATCCGTGTAGAGCGTGGAACAGAGACAGATGTAGAAATCCTATGGAATGAAACATCAGATAAATGGACATTAACAAATAATGGAGTCAATTATCATGCAATTGCAAGAAAGTATGCAGAAGTTCTTTCAGCTACTTCTACAACACACCCAGTGTTACATAGATTAGGCACAACTGAAGTTACAGTTCAGATATTTGAAGCCGCATCTCCATTTGCACAAATTGAAGCAGACGTTAAAATAACAGATGAAAATTCAGTAACTATTGATTTTGCCACTGCTCCAACAGCAGGGCAATACAAGGTAGTAGTAGTAGGATAATTATATGTCACGTCAAATGAAGGTTGCATTAAATCTGTTAACAATACAGAATGATCCAGCCAATGCCCGTGAGGGTGACATTTACTATAATGTCATTACTAAAAACTTACGTATATTTAATGGAGCAGTTTGGATGGAGCTTACACCCCCAAGCGATGACCCAACCCCATTCTATGAGCATACACACGCATTTGATGGAAGGCTACATACAGTAGATGTTAGAAATCCAATTAGATTTCAAAACTATAATGAAACTGAAGGACCTGAACAGGCTTTGCCAATAGTTGCAGGTATAATAGGAGGAGGACCAGAGGACGATTTGGTAGATCCAGATCATACTCAGCTTACATTGTTTAGTGGCGGTGCTCCAGATTCAATACCAGAACCAGAAGAAGACAATACATTGCTAGAAGGAGGAGCTTCAACAGAACAAGACTCAACAGTTATTGATTTTGGAGGAGCATAAATAATGTCAACAAAAATTCTATTTAGAAGAGATACATCCGCAAACTGGACAACAGTAAACCCAGTTCTGCTTCCAGGTGAAATCGGTGTTGAAACCGATACATATAAATTTAAAATAGGTAATGGTTCTAGATGGAATCAGCAATCATTTTATGCATTTAAGGTAGGTGCAGCTAACGGTGTTGCAACACTTGGTGCAACTGGAAAAGTCCCAATTTCTCAATTGCCAGATTATCAGTCAGTTAATACTGAAGTACAGGCAGTAGTTGATGCAAAGTTTAGCACTCAGTCAACAAGCAATTTATCAGAAGGATCTAACTTATACTTTACAAATGCAAGAGCACTTGCTGCTAATACATTAGCAATTTCTAGTTCTGCCGCTACCGAAGCAGCAGCACGAAACTCAGCAATTGCAACAGCAAAAGCAGAAGCAATCGCTGCAGCAGGAACCTCATCAACATCAGCAATTGCAACAGCAAGAGCGGGAATTTTAACAGAAGCTTATTCAGATGCTACAAACATAGCAGGCTCACTTGTAACACAAGAAGCAATTGCAAGATCTGCAGAAATAGTTACAGCCGTTGCACAAGAGGCTTCAAATAGAAGCAATGCAATAAATACTGCAATTTCTAATGAAATTATTGACAGAAATACTGCAATAAATTCTACGACTACAACTCAAATTGCAGAAGGAGCTAATTTATACTTTACAGATGCTAGAGCAAAGGCAGCAGTTGCATCAGATATTGCTACAGCTACAGCAAGCGTTTCTTTAACAGGAAAAACAACAAACCATCTTGCAGAAGGCACACTTAACAAATACTTTACAGATGCCCGAGCTTTATCTGCAACAAACTCAAAATTTACTGCGGCAACTATTTATACAAATACAGTAGCAGAAGATATAAGAACTGAAATGGCTAGTCAATATGTAACAATCCCAGGACTTACCAACCAACTTGACTCTTATGTTCTTGAAGGAGATAAGAATAACCCTGGAGGATACGCAGGACTTAATGCTTCATCTCAAGTATTAGATTCAGTAATACCATCGACAATTGCAAGAACAACAGATATTACAGCAGCAATTGCAAATGTTGTCAATTTAGCACCAGACTCTTTAAATACTTTAGGCGAACTTGCCGCTGCTTTTCAAACAGATCAAAGCGGATTAGCCGCATTAGTAACTACAGTAGGAACAAAACTAGATTCATCTGTAGCAGCTACAACATATGCACCAAAAGCTAATCCAACATTTACAGGCACAGTTGCTGGAATTACAAAAACTCACGTAGGGCTGGGCAATGTTGATAACACTTCAGATATTAGCAAGCCAATTTCAACAGCAACATTGACTGCCCTAGATCTTAAGGCCCCACTAAATAGTCCTGTGTTTACAGGAGCTATTGATTTTACGGGAGTAGATGTAACTGGCTTAACAGCAATTGCAGGACTTCCAGATCAGACATCAAACTCTAACAAATATTTAATGACTAATGGCTCTAACCCTAGTTGGGAAACTTTAGATGTTTCAGCCTTAGCACCGCTATCAAATCCAACATTTACAGGAATAGTTTCATTTACAAATGCAACTGTTAACTTTAGCGATTCTTCAATACCAAGCGCAGCATTAGTAGGCGTAATCCCAAATACTAAATTAGAAAAATCTTCTATAGGTATTAACGGAAACGTGGTTTATCTAGGAGACGTAGTAACACTTGGAGGATATTCAAATGCCGCCAGCCCTAATGCACAAAACAAGATATTGTATGGAACTTCTGTTGATGCGCCGACTGGCACATATGTAGCAGGAGACATTTACATTCAGTACTAAGAACGGAGAAGTAATTGCCATTTAAAATTTTTGACGGGTCCTCTTGGTTGCCGTCCAAAAAAATTAAAGTCGTAACGGGCGCAGGTGCCCAGGACTATAAGAAGGCATTTATTTTTAACGGAACATCATGGGTACAAATATTAGAAAAACCAAAAAAGCTAACAGATCCAACTTTATCCTATTCAAGAACAGATGAATTTAAAGGTGTTGGACAAACAGTAACCTCCACAAATGGAACCTGGGAAGATAGCCCAACATCTTATAAATATCAGTGGGAAAAAGGAATCTATTCTGGTTCACAAATAAATTGGTCTGGAATTACTGGAGCAACACAAAATAGCTTTCTCCTAACTGGAGACCTGGTTGGATATAAAATTAGATGCGCTGTTATTGCTACAAATAATGCAGGAGATAGCGAAAAGGCATACGGAACATCTGCAAGCATAATGCTTCCTCAATTTATTCAAACAATAACTGCGTTTGTACAGTCAGATGCCGCAGGAGCAATCAATGGAAAAATTAGAGTATTCTGGGATGTTTGTGAAGGCGCAGACGGCTACTTATTAATATATCAGGGCCCAGGAATTGCAAGAACAGAAGTAACAATAAATGGTAAGGGTAATAATTTATTTGACTATGACTTTGGTGATCCAGATTTAACTAAATTAATTGGTTTAACAACATTAGGCATATATGTTGCACCATTTAATGAAACAAGCTCAGCAGTAGCATCCTATAATCAAGCAATAGGACAATCAGGTAATAGACTTGGCGCAATCCTATACCAGTCAAAAGACATTTTAGATCTTCTTCCGAATAAACCTACCGTCACTGCATCATCAGTTGCAATTTCTCCATATGTTTACGAAACAGCAATACAGACAAGCTGGACATTAAATAATATTATTCAAACACAATATGCTGTAGATTATCAATACTACAATGATGAAACTTTAGTATGGGAATGGGCTCCATATCGTAGCGGAACATCAACACAACAAAGTGTATACCTTCCAATTGCCGCAGGAGCAAACTTTGGTCCTCTAAGAGTAAGAATAGCGGGAACATCTAGAGGATTTGAAGGCCCATGGATTGGGTTGTCAAATTCACCCGATGCAGCAAATAGAATTCCAACAGTCTTTACTAACCCAACACTTACACCTACGGGAGAAGCGGCAGTCGGAGTAACGCTTACTGCAAACCAGGGAACTTGGAATGATGTTATAGGAGCCACATATTCAATTGTAATAAATAGAAATGGAGTTGCAGTTGCAACAGGCACATCAAGTGCAACATATACAACAACTCAGGCAGACTCAGACTCACAAGCAACTTTTGTAGCAGTAGCAACAGCAACAAACTCAGCGGGCACGTCTTTGCCAGCCTCTTCAAATACAGTCACATGCAGAACAAACTATGTAATTCCAACTGGCGGAGTAGCAACTATCTTTGGAACAGGAGTTGTTGGAACTACAATATCAATGAGTACAACAGGATGGTCCATAGGCAATGGCTTGCCATTAGGTTACAATACAACTTTACAAAAATTAGACGGCCAAGCAAATTATGTTGATATGGGAGTTACCTCCTATGTAGTAACAACAGCAGATTTATCTAACTATATAGCTAAAGGAGGAGGAGCTTTTCCTCAAATGTTTAGAGCTAAAGCAAGTGCATATAACACTGCAGGAACATCTGCAGCGGTTTATTCTAGCTCTACTACTGCAAGCGCTGCACCAATAGAAACTTTTGTTGTCCCTAATTTTGTTGGAGGATCATTCCCATCAAGTACTAGCCAGTATACAATTTCTGACGGAGGCGCAGGGCAATTTACTTCTAACTTGGCATTAGTTGGCAGGGTTTCATCACAATTCCCAGTTGCTGGATTTACCGCAAATGTTGGCCAAGTAATTACTGTATCTACATATACATACTTAGCCGCAGGAGCCGCACCATCTGGCGGACAGGCATTCATATCTGGAACTGGAAGCGTTGGAACAACTATAACAGCATCAGTTGGTTTGGCGGCTACAGGATCACCGACACCATCTTCATCAATTCAACTTCAAGTAACTGATTCAAACTTAAACTTTGTAGACACAGGAAGTACAAGCGTAACAGTAGCACAATCAGACGTAAACGTATATATCAGTAAGGGCGGAGTAACAGCTCCTAGACAATGGAGAGCAAAGCTTGTTTCAACAAATGCTAGCGGTACAGAAACAGTATACTCAGGCTCCGTATGGGCTGTTGGAACTACAGTATCTCCTACCTTCCCTACCTTTACACCAGTCTCACCCACCTTCCCAACCTTCCCAACGTTCCCTACGTTCCCAACGTTCCCAACGTTCACACCAAAGGGCTACCCAGTCTCACCAACGTTCCCTACTTTCCCTACGTTCCCTACGTTCCCTACATTCCCTACCTTCCCAACGTTCCCTACGTTCCCTACCTTTACACCAAAGGGCTACCCAGTCTCACCAACGTTCCCAACGTTCCCAACCTTCCCAACCTTCCCTACGTTCCCTACGTTCCCTACCTTCCCTACGTTCCCTACGTTCCCTACTTTCCCAACCTTCCCAACGTTCACACCAAAGGGCTACCCAGTCTCACCAACGTTCCCAACCTTCCCAACGTTCCCAACCTTCCCAACGTTCCCTACCTTCCCAACGTTCCCTACCTTTACACCAAAGGGCTACCCAGTCTCACCTACGTTCCCAACGTTCCCAACGTTCCCTACATTCCCTACCTTCCCTACGTTCCCAACGTTCCCTTACTTCCCAGCATTTAAGGCACCATCTTTCCCATTCTTCCCACCAACATTTGGACCATTCTTCCCACCAACATTTGGACCATTCTTCCCACCAGCATTCAAAACAACTAAAGCCTGTTTAGAAGCAAATACAAGACTGCTAACATTAAATAATGGTTATGTTGCAGTAAAGGACATATCACTTGGAGACAAGTTAGTTTCTATCTCAGCAGCAGACTTTGGCAATCAGTCAATGAAATTCTTTAATATTAATAAAGATGTAAATCTTGTAGATGTTGAAGTTGTTAAAGCCGAAATGTCAACAAAGGATGTTCTTTCATTCAACGGAACAGAAAGATATTTCTCTTATGGACAGCCAATATTTATTAAGCAAGACGGTCTTGCAACATGGATAGAGGCGGGCTCAGTAAAAATTGGAGATACCCTATTAACAATAGATGGTTCTACAATAGATGAAGTTCTAGTTAACTCTATAGAAACAGATACTGATAAAGAAGTATACGATATTAGGACACTAGAAAACCAATGGTTTATTGCAGAAGGATTTATTGTAATTAGTTAATAAATAATGCTGTATAATATACAGATAGGCAGTAAAAGGAGGAAAAATGGCGACCAGCTTTCCAACAAGTAAAGATACTCTCTCAAATCCATCTGCAAATGATGAGTTAACGGGACACGCAGCACAACATACAAATGCCAATGATGCAATTGAAGCATTAGAGACAGTAGTAGGTATAACTGGATCAACAGATTCAAACTCTATTACATACAAGGTGGGTCTTATAAATGACACACTAGTTTCAATGGCAAATGCAACAGATGCAATTTCAACCCTTTTTGGCCTTGAAGGCAACAACGATTTAACAGTTAATGGAATTGAGAATAAGACAACTATAGACAGCTTCCAAGCATCAGACTACAGAACAGCAACTTATTCTCTTCAGATAAGTCGTGGAACAGAGTACTATTTCTCTAATATCAGCGTTCTACACGATTCTACAAACATATACGTTTCAGAATCAGACATAGTCTCAAACACGAACAGCAATCTTGCCAATGTATTATTTGAACAATCCAATGGTATAATTAATCTAACGGTCACACCAGTTTCAACGGCTGTAACGGCTAGATATTTTAGAACGGCATTAAAGTAAATAAAGCAGTAAGAGGAGTCATAAAATATGGCAATTGTAAATAAAAACTTTAGAGTAAAGAATGGTCTTATTGTCGACGGTTCCGTCGCAACAGTAAATGGCTATAATGTATTAACAGAAGCTTCAACAGCATTTATTATCTCAACAATTGGTGGATCAGCCGATAGTGCAAATACTCCTAACTCTGTTGTTAAGCGTGATGGAAATGGAAACTTTGCTGCAGGCACAATCACAGCAACCTTTTTAGGTAACCTTACTGGTAACGTAACAGGTACAGTTTCAAGTATTTCAAATCATGACACAAATGATTTAGTAGAAGGAACAGGCGCAGGTTCAAATCTATACTTTACAAATGCTCGTGCCCTTGCTGCAACAGCCGCTGCATATGACCCAGCAGGCTCAGCAACAACAGCCACAGCAAATGCAGCAACAGATGCTACAGCAAAGGTAGCAGCAGAAGCAACAGCACGTAACTCAGCAATTGCATCAGCAATTGCTACAGAGGTTTCTGATAGAAATACTGCAATTGCAACCGCTAAGGCAGCTGCAGAAGCAAATGCATCAGCAGATGCTACATCTAAGGCTAATGCAGCCCAAGCCGCAGCTATCGCAGCAGCAGCAACAGATGCAACAACAAAGTCAGCTGCAGCATTAGCATCAGCTAATACTTACGCAGACGGAAAAGTTTCAGCACTTGTTGATTCAGCCCCAGCTCTTTTAGACACACTTAATGAATTAGCAGCAGCAATCGGAGACGATGCTAACTTTGCAACAACACTTACAACATCAGTAGGAACCAAGGTATCAAAGGCTGGCGACACAATGTCTGGCAACCTTGCAATGGGATCAAACAAAGTAACTGGTCTTGCAGCACCAACTGATACAGCAGACGCAACAAATAAGGGATACGTAGATACAGAAAATACAAATCAATCTACAACTCTTACTACAGCAATTGCAACAGCCAAGTCTGAAGCAATTTCAACAGCATCAGCAGATGCCACAACAAAGTCTAATGCAGCTCAGACTTCAGCCGAAACCGCAGCAACAAATGCTCTAAATGCAGTCAAGGATGGAACTACAAAGTTTACAGCAGTAAATGTAAATGATGTAGCAATAGTCAAAGCAGCAACCACAACGGTATCATCAGCAAGCACTGTAAATGCTCTTACATGGGCAGCAGCAGATTACCGTACAGCTAAGGCGCTTGTTAAGTTCAAGAATGGAGCAAATACTCAGGTTTCTGAGATCTTGCTTACACTTGACACTAGCAATAACGTAGCAATAACAGAATTTGGTTCAATTGGAACCAACGGGGACCTAGGCTCAATCTCAGCAGCTTATGTTTCAGGAAATGTTTCAATATCAGTAACCACAGTATATGCCTCGACAGATGTCATGGTATATGCAACATTAATTAAATAATTAAATAAAAAGGTATGGGGTCCTTTCAAAACCCCAACAAAACAATTAGGGGATATGTGAACTTAAATGGCAACAGTAGATAAAAACTTCAAGGTAAAAAATGGCCTTAATGTAGCAGGCGCTGCGACTTTTGATGCAGCAGTAAATGTAGAAAACTTAGTCTTAAATTCAACCCCCCTAGCTTTTGATTCCTCAACTGGACGACTAAAAATCCAGATTGGCGGAATTTGGAAAGAAATTGCTCTATTAGTAGATGCACAAGAAGACCCAACAGCATTGACATTTATGGACATTGGTTTGGCTATCGATTACGATGGTTCACCAGTTTACAGCGTTTTTGCCAATGGAGTAAACACCGTAGGAACAAAGTTTGCCGATGGTGGAAGCTATACAACAGATACATTTAGCTACACATTCGATTCTGGAACAATTGCTTAATTGTTTTGGAATTATTGTGATGCTATAATTACCAAATAAGTCTAAATAAGGGGTGGCATAAATGTCAACAGTAAGAATTCAAGTAAGAAGAGGAACCGCCTCACAGTGGACCTCAGTAAATCCAATTTTGGCAGCGGGAGAAATGGGTGTTGAGTCAGACACAAACTTATTTAAGTTTGGTAACGGCACCGCAACATGGACAGCTCTTGCCTATGCTAACAACTCAGATGTAGCAATAGCAGAAATTTCACAAGATGCTATTAATAACGCCCTTTCATTAGGCGCAGGACTTTCAAAGACATACAATGACGGCGCAAACTCAATCACAATAACTGTTGATTCAAATGTTGTTGCACTCAAGTCATATGTAGATGCAGCAGTAACAACTTTATCAAACACAGTAGATACAGATTATCTTCCAGTATCTGATCGTGGAGTTGCAGGCGGAGTAGCCTCACTTAACAATAGCGCATTAATACCAGATAATCAAATTAATGAAACATTTTGGGCAACAAAGCTTGACGTTGCTTCATTAAGTTCAGGACTTCAAATTAAGGGTTCAGTTCGTGTAGCATCAGTAGCAAACTTTGCAGCAGCAAGAACGGCTGGAACAGCAGATGCATCAGGAGGAACTGGAGTTGGAGAAAAACTAACAGCTTCCGCAAATGGAGCACTTTCAATTGACGGTATTGCAGTAACAGCAGGAGACAGAGTTCTTCTTAAGAACCAAACCGATGCAAAGCAAAACGGTATTTACACAGTAACAAATGCTGGAGGATCTTCAGTAGCAGCAATTTTAACTCGTGCAACAGATTCAGATAACAGCGTAGACGGAGAAGTTCGAGAAGGAATGTTTACATTCTGTCAAGAAGGAACTGCAAATGCTCGTGATGGATATGTTCTTCTAACAGAGGGTTCTAGAGCAGGAGAAATCTTCCAACTAGGAACAGACTCACTTAACTACACACAGTTTACAGGAGCTATTCCAGTAGAAATTGGAACTGGCTTAGCGAAATATAACGATCAGATTATTGTTGACTTTGAGTCAGTTGCTCAAAAGTCTAATCTAGATACATTTATTTCATCAACAGCAACTAACTTTACCAACAACACTTCAGCAATTAACAGCTTAGATGCAAGACTTGATTCAGCGGAAACAGATATAGATGCTGTTCAACTTTACGGTCCAAGATTAACAACAGCTGAAACAGACATTACAGCTATAAAGGCTTTAAATGTTACACAGACACAAAGCATTTCTGATTTAACATCAGTCAATGGAACTCAATCAGGAGCAATCGCAGCCATTGAAACAAAGAATACAGAACAAGATACTCTTCTTGCTACACACACAGCAGACCTTGCAGCAAAGGGAACAGACCTTACAGCAAAAGCAGCAGCAATTACAGCAATTCAAGCCGTTGATGCTACACAGACTTCTGACATTGCTGCAATCAACACATCAATAACATCAATTAATACAAACTTAGCTCCAAAGGCATCACCTACATTTACTGGCACAGTTGTTCTTCCAAATACAACTTCAATTGGATCTGTTGATGCAACCGAGATATCTTATGTAAATGGTGTTACTTCAGGAATTCAGGCACAGATTGATACAAAGCTTGCAACAGCAACAGCCGCATCAACATATGAAACAATTTCAAATGTAGCGCTTAAAGCACCACTTGCAAATCCAACATTTACAGGAACTGTTGCAGGTGTTACAAAAGCACATGTAGGCCTTGGAGATGTAGACAATACAGCAGACTCAGCAAAGCCAGTTTCTACAGCACAGGCAGCAGCAATTGCTACCGCTAAATCTGAAGCGCTTGCAGAAGTTACAGCAGTAATTGCTGGCGCACCAGCCGCACTTAATACTCTTGACGAATTAGCAGCAGCACTTGGAGATGACGCAAACTTTGCAGCATCAGTAACAACCTCAATCGGAGGTAAGGTTGCTTCATATACAACAGTTACTAACAGAACTGCAAGTTTTGGAATTAATGATGCAGACTACCACGATGGATGGCTAGATGTAGATTCTACAGGAGATATAGTAATTGTTGTTCCAGTAGATGGCACAAATGCACGAACATATCCAGTAGGAACATCACTTGATATATTTAGAGCAAATACAGGAAACGTAACAATTGTTAATGGTTCAGGAGCAGTAGTAAATGGAACTCCAGGATTAAAATTAAGAGCACGTTACTCTTCAGCAACATTGTTTAAGAGAGCAGCAAATACATGGGTCCTTATCGGAGACCTAACAGCTTAATAAATAAAATTATAGGAGATATAAATGGCAAATAAAAGAGTAGGTATTCAATCATCAGCCCAGGATAACTTCCTGGAGCCAAGTGCAGTCACATCTTTAGCTGCCTCAGCCGTAAATGGCGGAGACAACGGAAATGGATCAGTAAACCTAACTTGGTCTTTACCAGCAGCATCTCCACCAGCAACACTTTATACAATGACATCAAATCCAGTAACAACCACACAAAGTACAACAGGAACTTCATTTGCTTTTGTTGGTTTAAGTGGAGGAACATCTTATACATTTACAGTAGTAGCATCTAACGCAGCAGGAAATAGCTTACCAGCTACTTCTAACGCAGCTACTCCAACAACTAAGCCTAATGCACCATCAGCACCAACTGCTTCATCTCCAAATGCTAATCAAGATGTTGTTTCTTGGTCAGGGCCTTCAAGTTCAGGAGGAAGCGTAAACACTGGCTATACAGTAAGTTCTTCTGATGGGCCAACCTATGAAGTTGGAGCAGATGTAACATCTCTAACAGTTAGTGAGACAGCTGGTACATCACAAACATATCGTGTACTTGCAAAGAATGCAAACGGATCTGGACCATACTCATCACCAAGTAATAGCATTAGTACAACAGCACCGTACTTCCCGCCGTACTTCCCGTTCTTCCCACCGTTCTTCCCGTTCTTCCCGTTCTTCCCGCCATACTTCCCACCGTACTTCCCGTACTTCCCGTTCTTCCCACCGTTCTTCCCATACTTCCCACCGTACTTCCCATACTTCCCGTTCTTCCCACCATACTTCCCACCGTTCTTCCCGTACTTCCCGTTCTTCCCACCGTTCTTCCCGCCTGGGTTTGGACCGTTCTTCCCACCAGGGTTCGGACCGTTCTTCCCACCGTTCTTCCCACCAGGGTTTGGACCGTACTTTAAGTCTAAGTACTGTATTGAAGAAGAGTCAGAATTATTAACGCCAAATGGATATATTTTGGCAAAGGATGTAAAGGTTGGAGATGTACTTCTCACAATTGATCCATCTGAATTAAATAATGGAGACATGACTTCAGACATAGTTCTAAGACAAAAGGTCAAGCTTAGCGAGACAACTGTTGTCAAGCACGAATTAAGTCAAAAGGATCTAATTAAGTTCAACGGCTCTGAGACACTATTTTCAGAAGGGCAGCCAATCTTTGTAAAAGAAGGCGACTTAATTAAATACAAGGAGACTGGACAGGTTCAAGTTGGAGACATACTTGTAACCCTAAGAATAGAATCTTGCGAGATAATATTTGAGACAGTTGACACTATTGAAAAGCTTCCAGCCAAGGATGTCTATGACATAAGATGCGAGCCATCACAATGGTTCATAGCAGGAAACTACATAGTAATATCTTAAAATAAATACAATAAGGGGGGCTAGCGAGAGCTAGCCCCCTTATTATTTATATATAGGCTTGTATCTATAAATCTAAAATGCTATACTTAAAACATGACTAATATACAGGATGACTGGTTTGACAAAGATAGGTCTGAAACTTCTTCAAATAGGAAGGCGGACGTAATGTTTGGCGATATCAAGGTAACAAACGAAGGACTAGGGCTAGACTTATATAACAACGCACTAGACCAAACAAGAATAAATTGGTACATAGATACCCTAGAAAAAAATTTAAAAGCGGGAACAAAGTTTCATTGGAATGAAGCCCGTGTAACCAATTCAGATCAACCAATTAAAAAGGCTAGAGACTGCGTTGATTTTAAAATGAACTACAGCACACTTGGCGGTCAGCAAAATGAAGAGAATGCCGAGCTATGGCAAGTTTATGATGAAATTTACAAAAAGCTTAAGTCTTGCATAGATCACTATTGTAGATATTGGGGAATCAATGTAACATACTACGAAGTATTTAATTTTGTAAAGTATGAAGGCGAAGGCAAAGAGTTTAAGATTCACGCAGATGACGGACCAATGTATAAGGCAGCAGTCTCTGCAGTAATTTATCTAAACGATAATTACGAAGGTGGGGAGATCTATTACCCACGAATAGACAATAAGGTAATTAAGCCAAAGACAGGGGACATAGCAATATTCCCTTCAAATTATATATACGAACATGCTTCCCTTCCAATAAAGTCGGGAACAAAATATTGTGTTGTTGTAATGATGGATTTAAATGATATGGCTCACCAGGGACATATTCAAAATGCTGCTGCAGCAGCATCTTCACCGTACTAAGGAGAAAAAATGGAAACGATAGACCCAGCTCAAGAAATCAAAAAGCTGCAAGACCAAAAGTATATTAGCGAGTGGGAAGCAGAACAGCATAGACCAATCAAGCAAACCTGGACAGAAAAAATTGATCTAGGAAGCGGTATCTGGTGCTATAGAAATGTATTGCCAACAGGGGGAAACATCCCAGAAAGACTTGAAGCAGTCCTTGCAGCAAAAGATAATCAGTATGAGTGGATGCCAGCTTACGTGGGCTACCAAGAAAGAATGCCAGACTACAGAGATTGTGTTGACTTTAAATATAAGAAGACAGACATCTACGGAGAAAAAGAAGCGGACAACAAGCTAAGAGAGATTTGGCAAGAGTGTTATGATCCTCAATATCAAGCAGTTCGTGATTATTGCAGAACATACAACATTCATAATTTAAGATACTGGGAAGCATTTAACTTTATTAGGTACGAGCCTGGAAATCACTTTATGGAACACCACGATCATGGCTATTCATACAACTGTACAGTTTCACTTGTAGGATACTTTAACGACGACTATGAGGGTGGAGAGCTTTACTTTAGACTGCAAAATCTAAACCTTAAGCCACAAGCAGGAGACCTGTTTATTTTCCCTTCAAACTTTATGTATCCTCATCAAGCTAAAAAGGTTGTATCAGGAACTAAATATTCAATAGTAACAATGCTAGACTATAGCGCCAAATTCCATACACAAGAAATGTTTATTGAGACAGGTGACTAATGAGTAATGAAATAAATGCCTACAGAACTTCTCCAACTGCTTTTGTTGTAGAACCCCTATCAGTAGTAAGAGACTGGATGGATGCTACCTTTGATAAACACGCATACCATTGTTTCCCAGTAACTCTTGCAAACACTATAGGGTGGGGCATTTCGGCAAAAACTGATATTAAGTTTATTTGGGATGGAGTAAATGACCATTCTGGAGATCGTATAAAGATATTAGAAGGAGAAGAGCTTTGCTATACAGGCAGAGGCCAGTCAACTTTAAGCTTTAATACAAACTTAAAATTTGTTACCGATAAAAGTCTAAGCTTGTTGGCAATAAACCCTCCAAATTTCTTTAATAAGGATTTTGAAGTTATTTCATCTGTCATATCTACTTCTTTTTATCCGCATCCTTTGCCGCTTGCAATAAAAGCTTTAACTGCCAATAAAGAAATTACTATAAAGGCAGGACAAGTAATTGCAGCAATTATACCTTTGTCACTAGGACAGCTAAAAGATTCTACTATAAACGTTGATGATTATGTTAGCAATCCAGTTGCTGAGCAAGCAGCACAGGCATACGGAAATGCTTCTGCAGTAAAAACTGCTCTTGGCGAGTGGACCGACTGGTATAGAGATGCAATAAATGAAAAGGGCGAATCTGTCGGAGAGCATGAAGTTAAAGCATTAAAGCTTAAGACTGTATATGTTAAAGACGGGAAACAGTGTGGCACTAACGATTAAGTTCGTATCAAATAGACCGTGGCTTAATAAAGATAGTAGTTCCAAGCCTGAGCCAATTATTAAAAGTATTCCTGAATGGTATAGAAAAGCAGATCGATTTGCAAAAAAGCCAGACGGAGAATTTTGGGAAAACCCAGGCGGCGGTAAGATGCCAACTTGGAAAGCTTGCCCAGCAATATTTGACATAATGGGTACAGGGTACACATTAAAGACTCCATGCGATATAGAATTTTTTGAAGGAGACTTCGGTGCCATAAGTGCTAAGGTTAAGGATAAAAGGTATGAAGATTTTTGTTCTGTCAGACCTCCAATGCCTCAATTTAAGCATCCGCAAGGATATCATGAAACTCATTTTGCTTGGTTCCCTGATTGGGCAATAGAAACCCCACCAGGGTATAGCGTTCTTTACTCACAACCATTCAATAGATTTGAGTTGCCATTTCTTACAACTTCAGGAATAATTGATAACGATAATGTTAACCTGCCAGGATCAATGCCATTCTTTTTAGTCAAAGGATTCTCTGGGATACTTCCTGCTGGAACGCCATACGCACAAATGCTGCCGTTTAAAAGAGAAGACTGGCAGCACGAAATAGTAATTGAAAAAGCATCTAATTTAAGAAAAAAGAATATGGATAATTCAGCAAAATATAGAAAGCCAGATGGTGGTATCTATAAAAACGAAGTTTGGTCTAAGAGGACCTACTCCTAGGATGGTATAATAAATATATGGACAACAAAGCAGCTAATAATTGGGGATGGGACGAAAGAGTTTCAATAACCCCTTCAGGATTTTTTGGAAATTCTACTGACAACATTCAATCTAGAGAAAATATAATTACTCCAGAGGAACATAAATTTCTTTTAGATGCAGCCAAATCTATTGAAGAGTGGGACATAACAGAAACCCATTACAATGAAAATGGAACAGTTATATATGACTCTACCTATTGGGATAATCGTGTTGCATCAAGACCTATTTTGGATAGAATTAACCCAGAGATATCAGTAGTTATAGAAAGAATAGTAGCAAGGCTTAAAAAAGAAGTTGATGAATACTTTAATGTTGATGCACTTCCAACAAGCCCAGCAATTGTTAGATGGCTTCCAGGATACAGACAAGAGCCACACGCAGACAAAGAGTTACACACAGGGCCAGATGCTGGCAAAGCAAACGATTTTCCTTACTACGATCTTTCGGGATTATTTTATTTAAATGATGACTATGAAGGTGGCGAACTATATTTCCCAAATCAAGGTATAGAGTTTAAGCCCAAGCCTGCAGCAGGATACTTTTTCCCAGGAGATATGAATTACATTCACGGCGTAAAAGAAATAACAAGCGGAATCAGATACGTAATTCCTTTCTTCTGGACAATATTAAAGCACACAGGAGATAAGCAGCCATGACCAAACAATGTATCTGTGGAAGATCTCAAACCTATCCGTACTGCGATAATACTCATAAAATTAAAAAGCAGAGACCAGAAGAAGAAATAAAGTTTGAAGAAATTTATCCAAAAGTTTATGTTTACAGAAATTTGTTTAAAGATATAAATGGTTTTCTTGAGTCAGCTAAAAAACAAGAAGGCTGGGATAAATGGTATACCTTTGGGTCTATGCTTTCTTTAATGGAGCAAAGAATAAATTTTGAAAAATTTCCAACAGAGGAACAATATAAGTGGGCAAGATCCTGGGGTCCAGTTTCAAGCCAATCTGATTTAACTGAAGAAGTAGGAGACATATTTTATAAGGTAACCAACCACTACCTTAAAAATAATCCAGATGTGGCGCTTCCCAATTACAGTAAAGGCTCAGCCTCTATTAATATTTATGAGAACGACGCTGGAATTTCAGAACATTATGCAATGAACTATCACACAGATTTTGTTGTTCCACTAAAAGAAAATCCAGGTGTAAAGTTTGGACTAACAACGACATTCTATTTAAACGATGATTATGAGGGTGGAGAGATATGCTTTAAAATTAATGATCATTATGTTTCTCATAAGCCACAGGCTGGAGATGTCATTGTTTTCCCTTCAAGAGATCCATACATGCACGGAGTCAGAAAATCATTTGGCCCAAGCAGATATATGATCAGATGCTTTTGGGAATTTGAAGATAAGGGATCAGACGAATGGCATGCCAACAAAGAAAAGTTTGGAGAAGAAGTCTGGGAGCAGATGGAGAAAGACAGATTTAAAAGCGAAATTTTTAAGGCACAGATTGATGGAGAATCAATCCACGAGTTCTTTGGAAGGGACAACGGTAAATACTAATGATAAATGGAATGATTGATGTTATAGATAAAGACAAGTTTATCTATCTGCAAAATGAAACAATACCAGAGGATAAGCGTGGAGTTCTTGGAGTAGACAATAATATAGTGGTAGAGATACCAGACTTTATTGATCCAGAAATTGTTCCAAAGATGCTTCATTTTTTTGAAAACTGTGACGTAGAATGGGGAGACATTGCATTTTACGGATCATCAGGAAAAGGTATAAAGACTGACGCAGAAACAATGGCGAAGTTTGGATTGCCAGATGGATTTTTTGATAAGCTAAAGGATAAATACAAAGAAGCAGTTGAAAGTGTTTTTGATAGAAAAGTTAGAGCAAACACATCTCATGCACAAAAATGGGACGTTGGAGGATTTGCAAGTCCACACTCAGACAACTCAGATAACTCAGGAAAGCCAAATGCTTTTGAGATCAATAAGTATGTAGGAATTCTTTATCTAAATAGCGACTATGAAGGCGGAGACCTTTATTTTTGCGACAAAGATAATGAAATGAAAACCTATTTATCATTTAAGCCAAACGCATACTCTTACTACGTATTCCCAGGCGGGTACGAGAACATACACGGAGTAGCAGAAATAACTGCTGGAACAAGATACACTATGGTATCGTTCTGGGACTATGAAGAACTTGTCTATGATCAAGAGACACTTGATCGATGGGAAGAAGAAGAAAAGCAAGTTAGAATTGAACAGGCAAAGCAAAAAGAAGAATGGGATAAGGGAAACAAATATGCTTGAGGGTACAGATTTTTATAAGATAGCCCCAAAGATTATTGTTTACAAAAATGTTTTCAATAATGATTACTTTATGGAATGTTTTGAACATATTAAGTCCATTGATAATATGTGGGTAGATTGGTACACATTTGGCAAGCAGACAAATTTTCCAGTTAAGGCTACTAGACCACACAATGTTCCAGGGGTTTTGCCATATGATGAATTTAAACAAGATATTAGTTTTGACGAAGTTACAGATGAAAAGCTTAAATTTTTCTATAACTACATAGAAGATGTTTTTTATAATATGACTAAGCATTACTTTGAGCTTACTGGAGAGACGCCACCAGAAGGATCTCCGATAAGCCACACAACCGCAACGCTACTAAAGTATATACCTCATGAGAGTTTTGCACCAGCTGGCTCAGTGATGGGACACCATACAGATTTCCAACAAGAAAAAACTGAAGAGCCAGGATTTAAGTTTTTTGTAACATGCTGCATGTATTTAAATCATGATTATGATGGAGGACAAGTATCCTTTAAGATATTCCAAGATGAATCAAACGATCCAAATGCAGAATATGTAAAGCACATGTATCAGCCAGAGTTTGGCGATGTAACAATTTTTCCATCAAGAGCACCATACTATCACGGTGTAAAAACTGTAACAAATGGAATAAAGTATTTTATTAGAAGCTTTTATATGTATGACTACCCAGGCTCCGAAGCATGGCATGCAAACAAAGATAAATACGGTGAAGAGCTGTGGAGACAGATGGACAGAGAAAGACAAATAGTAGATCTAAAATCTGGTAAAAATACAAGAGATGAAGTAGACGAAAAAAATGGAACAAATGGATAGCGTAAATCTAACCCAATATGGGAAGATACACTACTATGAAAATGTTATTGCTGATCCAGACTATTTAATTAATTTAATAGAACTTTCTGACGGAGGCCTAAATGAAAACACCAGTATACCTGCGTGGAAAGAATGGTCGGCAAGCGGAGAAACAGAGTACGTATTTGGTTATCAAAAAAGATTTAGTAACAGTGTAGATACAGACACTCACCCAGACATAAGAAGAATTAATAATATTTTAAAGAATGCAATAGTAGGCTCTTCAGAAAATTATGGCAACATGCACAGCATAGACATTGGGTCTTTGATGCCATTATCAATAAGCAAGTACTCAACTGGCAAGTCAATGGGCCCACACGTTGATGATTATAGCAATGGAGACAACCCAAACATTTCTGTTGTTCTTTATTTAAACGATGATTACAAAGGCGGAGAGATTTACTTTAAAGAGCAAGGCGTAAAAATAAAGCCAAAGGCTGGAAGCATAGTAATATTCCCTTCGGTAGAGCCGTACTATCACGAGTCTTTACCAGTAACAAGTGGTGTAAAATATATGTGTCCAGGATTCTGGCGTAAAACTGACAAGGTGGTATAATTAAAAAATGGCTACTACAGGTATAAACGGTTGGCGTTTCCCAACATATACAGACTCACCAGATGTCCCTAGAGATCTGCTTAACCTTGCAGACGATATTTCTGCATGGGTTTCATCAAATCCAGACCTAAAGGGCGACCAAGGAAATCCAGGAACTGCCGCCACCATAGTGGTTGAATCAGTTGACGTTCTTGCTCCAGGCTCAATGCCACAAGTTATCAATGTAGGAACGGCTACAGCAGCAAAATTTAATTTTAAAATCCCTAGAGGCGTAGACGGTGTATTGGGTGGCCCAGGACCAGCAAATGTGATTGCAGTAAATCCAACAACTACTGGACTGGCTGGAACACAAGCTAATGTAACAATTTCTGAACAAACAATTTCTAACGGAATACCATCACAAACTTTAACATTTACAATACCTAAAGGCGACAAAGGTGACACTGGTTTAACGGGCAACAAGGGCGACAAGGGCGACACTGGTCCTGCAGCAGCAACAATTACAGTAAGCCCAACAGTAGTAAACGGTTTGCCAGGAACAGCACCAGCAGTAACCAACTCAGGTTCATCTAGCGCAGTTGTATTAAACTTTACAATCCCTCGTGGAGCAACTGGAGCAAATGGAACTAATGGGTTGCCAGGAGCAGATGGAGCACAAGGCGTACCAGGAAATGACGGCGCTAACGCAGTTCTTGATCCAATAAATCAAGTTATTAGTTTAAATATTCCTAACGGAGCATCAGATGGAGTTAACTCACACTGGTATCCACTCGGATCTGGAACATGGAGTATAGGAAAAGATGCAACAGCAGGTACGGGTACAGCCAAGTCTTGGAAAGATGCTTTTTTTACAGGAACAATTAAAGCAGCATCTGTTATAGCATCAGGAAATATGTTTATTCAAACTTCTACTATTGTTTCGTCAGATATAAATGCAAAGAATACAATTGAGGCTTCTAACCTAGGTCTAGAATTTATTAATTCTTTAAACCCAGTAAGCTATAAGTATAATGTTGGCGGAATTACTTATACTCCCAATGAAGACGGAAGCCATACGGAAACACCAGTAGCTGGAAGTAGAACACACTACGGATTAATTGCTCAAGAAGTAAAACAGGCATTAGATGAAGCTGGAGTTCAAGATTTTGGCGGATGGGTTAATCAAGAAGACAATACCCAGGCTTTAAGATATGAAGAGTTTATTTCTCCATTAATCAAAGCGGTACAAGAACTTACAGCGAGAGTAAAAGCAATAGAAGAGGCGTAAGACATGTCATATAAGTATACAGTCTTACAGGATAAACCAACATCTTTTTATATGCTTGATGAAATACGATCAGGCTCAATTGGAGATTACACTAATTTAAAATCTAGATTTGCTACATATCAAGCCTTAAAAGATAATGGTGTTTCTTACTCGGCGGTAAGTGGATTGCCAATATATGATTATTCAGGAAATGCAAATGACGGGTATGCCATAAATGCTTCGGCTAAAGAATTAATGCCTATAGTATCTGGCACAGTTAGAGGAACTGAGGTTTTATCTGATACAAAGATAGCCTTCAAAGTACCTGGGATTGCAACAAAATACTACTCAGACAATTCTTTTGCAATTGAAATGTGGGTAAAGCTTCCAGCCCAATCATCATCCTCTAAAATGATTCTAGGAGATTCAATACAAGGGTTTGGCATATTCTATCAGGGATCAAATATTTTATTTAAAGTGGGAAGTTATTCTTGCTCATACAAGGTATCAAACAAAGAAGCGCTACATATAGTTGCTCAATTTTCTTCAACCAAGATATCAATTATAGTTAATGGCGTAGAGGTAGACTCAGCATCTTTAGATAATTATAAGTTTGCAAATGAAGTTATGAATTTTAATATTGGGCCAATTGCCGATACTTTTTTTGTTGATGCAGTAGCCTTTTACAGATTTAACTTAACGTCGGCACAAATAAAAAAGCATTACTCTGAAGGAACAAAAGAAATAAACTATTCTCAAATAGTAAATGCAGACAACGGATATTTATTTAGTATTAACGCCTCAAGGATTAAGCCCTCTTTATCTTACTCTTACCCAGGATCTAAATCTTGGGAAGACTTAGCAGATGACGGGATCCTTGTTTCTCAAGATAGTCAATATTTATATTTTGAAAAAACCGAAACTCCATCAACAGCATCATTTGAATTTATAGACGAGCTTTTTATACCTAGTCATATTGGGGTAACAACATCTCAGATACACTGGGACGAAGATGTGGCGGGAGTAAGAGTATACGTAAGTGCAAATAAATTAGCATGGAGCGAATGTACTAATGGATCTCCCATGCCATTATTTAATAAGAATGATAATCTAATCTCAGATATACTTTATATTAAGGTTGTTATTTCATCAACAGATACATCAACAGACTTTACTAGGTTGAGATCTATAAGAATTAACTTCTTTAAGAATAAAGACGTATACGCAGATAATTTTGGGTACAGCCTTTCTTCAGCATATGACTATTCAATCCCTGAATTTAACAGCAAGGTTCTTTCATATAACGAATACAATGGAATTAAGATGTATAACGGACACGGCTTCTCAGTAAATGCCAGCCTGCCAGTAAAGACTATTGAAATGATATATACCCCAGGAGCGGGAGAGAATGTATTGATCTCAACACCATCTGCGGGATATGAGTGGGCAGCATCTGGGGTCGTAACCAAGTCTGGGGTTTCAGCAATATATGTAAACGGAATTAACAGGCAGTCTTCTACGAATATCGGAGACTTCCTAGTAAAAGGAGTCCCACACCATATTGTAATAATCCTTTCATCCCCAGCCTCTTTGGGAATAAAGGTAAATCAAAATCAGGGGGACACAAAGTCTGGACAAAACCAGCTATATAGCAACCTTGCCATATACGAATATGAGCTTCTTCAGCATCAAATAACTAAACATTACCAGCTTTATACAGATAATGTCATAAACATAATCAACGATACGTCATTTTCTATAGCAGAAAGCACGGCAGGTAACAATTCCACCGCCTTCATTATATTTTCTGTACAGCCAGACGCCGTAAGCGTATAATCTTTGACAAGTAGTTGACAAAAATTTGGACTTTAACGCCAAATAATGGTATGATTGTGTTCTATGGATATCTTAAATAAAAACACGAGAATACTTGAAGAAACCACCCTGGGGATATATGTGTGGGAAATGCCTGATGGCAGATGGATTGGAGACGATGATGGCAACTTTCTTTCGATCACGGCCAAAAAAGGCAATAGATCCAGAATCGATGCTTTGGCTAGAGAAGTTAGCTCGTATGGCATACACGAGGGCCGTCCCAAGTTCCTTTCAGGGCGTAGAAAAATTGACGACGAAGAATTTGAACATCAAAACGAAAGACTTAAGTGGGGACTAACTCCAGATCCTTTGGATATTGGAGTGTATAAAGATTCAATGCTTAGAAACGGGGCGGTACAATGACAAGAAAAGTAGAGTTTATGGAAGACGAAATTGATAGCGTAAACACTATTGATATCTCTAACACAGCAGACTGGTTTCATTTTGAAAAAGCACAAGAGTCAGAAGACCCATTTAAAATAGGCGTAGAAGATATAAAGAAGCTAAGAGGTCTAGGAACTAATTTTAAGAGAAAAATTAATAGAGATTTTTCAAAAGCATTTGTAGGAACTGACGGAACGGCAACACAGCAAAATTTATTGCAGCAGGCTATTAGCGGATACGCCTTATTTGATTTAATAGAGCCGACATACAACCTAGAATATCTTTCAAAAATTTATGAGATTTCAACATACAATTATGCAGCCATTAACGCAAAGGTTTCTAACATAGTAGGGCTCGGATATTCATTTACAGAAACAGACAAAGCCAAAGATGCTATGGATGAAATTAAAGATTCAAAGCAGATAGATCGAGCAAGAGCCAAGGTTGAAAGAATTAAAACTCAATTGGATCGATGGCTTGATGATTGCAACGAGGAAGAGTCTTTCACAGAGACCCTTATAAAGGCCTACACGGACCTTGAGGCTACTGGAAACGGGTACCTAGAGATAGGACGTACCACAGCAGGAGATATCGGATATATAGGCCATATACCAGCTAAAACGATGCGTGTACGTAGATTCCGTGACGGGTTCATTCAATTGCTTTATGGCAAGGCTGTATTCTTCCGTAATTTCGGAGACATGGAAACTCCAAGCCCAATTGCAGCGCAAGAGGAAAGACCAAACGAGATCATTCATCTAAAGAAATATACACCAATGAATAACTACTATGGCGTCCCAGATATTATTGCTGCCCAGCAAGCACTGGCAGGAAACGAATTTGCTGGAAGATATAACCTAGACTACTTTGAAAACAAGGCGGTCCCAAGATACATTATTACAGTAAAGGGAGCAAAGCTTTCTCCAGAGTCAGAGCGTAAATTGCTTGAGTTCTTCCAAGTTGGATTAAAGGGAAAGAATCACAGATCCCTATATATCCCATTGCCAGCCGATACTCCAGATTCAAAAACTGAATTTAAGATGGAGCCAATCGAGGCTGGAGAACAAGAGTCTTCATTTAATATCTATCGTAAAACAAATAGAGATGAAATACTTCTTGCACATCGTGTACCTATTAATAAAATAGGAACTCCAGAAGGAGTCAACCTAGCGGTTGCTCGTGATGCAGATAAAACATTTAAAGAGCAGGTTTGTCGACCAGCACAGGATAGACTTGAAAAGAAATTAAATTATATTATTGCGGAGAAGACAGATGTTGTCCAGCTTAAATTTAATGAATTAAGTTTGACCGATGAATTAACCCAAAGCCAAATTGATGAAATTTATTTGAGAATGCAGGTAATTACCCCTAACGAAGTTCGTCTAAGAAAAAATATGACAACTATTGAGGGTGGGGATGAAGTGGTAGAATTAAAGCCACAGCAAGTTGCAGACCAACAGGCCAAGTCCACTGGTAATAAAACTAGAGACCAACAAAGGGCAGCTAATGCTCCAGATAAAACTGGGGAGGGCAGAAATGCCAAAGGCGATGGTCCAAAAGTCAAATAAGTTTAATCAACTGCTATTTGCGTTATAGTAGATAAAGCATTAAAATTAAGCATATGAACATCGAGAAGTCCAACTGGTCTAGCGATGGAGAAAACCTCCATCTCTCAGTCCCATTCACTAAAGTAAATCGTGAGAACAGAACCGTATCAGGTTTTGCGACTCTTGACAATGTTGATCAAACAGGCGACGTTGTAACAGCTGAAGCAAGCATGAAGGCATTTGAAAATTTCAGAGGAAATCTTCGTGAGATGCATCAGTCAATTGCCGTCGGCAAAGTTGTTTCTTTTAAGCCAGAAACATACTACGACCAAAAGTCTAATAATTTTTATAATGGTGTTTACGTAACATCATACATTTCAAAGGGTGCACAAGATACTTGGGAAAAAGTTCTTGACGGCACTCTTTCTGGTTTCTCAATCGGCGGAAAGATTAAAGAGTCAGATAACGAAGTTAACAAAGCAACAGGTGAAGCAGTAAGATTTATTAAGGACTACGATCTAGTAGAACTTTCAATTGTAGATTCACCAGCTAACGAACTTTGTAATATTTTTTCAATTGAAAAAGTAAATGGCCAAATGGTATACAAGGGTATAGCCACAGAGGTAGTAACAGAAAATATTTTTTACTGTGAGGAAAGTGACTCTGTATTTATGTCAACAGAAAAAACTTTCGAATCACCAGTATCAGGAAAACCAGCAGCTCTCATTGGCTGGGTGGAGAGTTCAGATATGAATAAATCAAAAGAAATAAATAGAATTCTTGCTTCATTTAAGAAGTCAAGATTACCGTTGCCTGAAACACAAATAGCAAAACAGGCAAACGTAGAAGGAGGTAACAAAATGTCACATCATGATGAGAATGTTGCAGATGCTCCAGTAGCAGAAGCAGTAGTCGTAGAAGCACCTGTAGCAGAAGCCGTAGCGGCTCCAGCAGCAGATGAATCAAACGTCAATCTTTTTGACAAGTCATTAGAAGTTGCAGCAGTTGCAACTGAAGATACCTCTGCCGACAACGTTGAAAAAGCAGCCGAAGCAGTAGAAGTTATGGTTGATGAACCTGATTTTGCAAAAATGTTAGGCGATCTAAAAGGCTTTTTCTCAGAAACACTAGCAAAGGCAACCGAAGCAAGTGCTGCACAAGTTACAGATATTAAAACATCTGTAGAAGCATTTAGCAAGAATGTTGACGCTAGAATTTTAGAGTTGGCAGAAAAGCACAGCGCACTTAGTGATGCTGTGTCAGAAATAAAGGGCACCATCGAAGGTGTTCAAAAGCAGGTAGATGCCGTAGAAGGCGATACCGCAATTAAGAAGTCCTCTGACCTTG